AGGGTCTAGTCCAACCTTTTTTACGAGCTGTTTTTTCCCTAGTCTCATTAGATCTTGACGTTTTATTTACCATATTATCTCCAATCTATACATATTTTGCGTATTGTTCAAGAGTAAGACCTAGTTTTTTTGCAATCGCTACTTGACTAGGAGTTAGTTTTACCTTTTTAGAACCGCTTGTTTTTGATGTCCGTGAAGTTCCAGCAACTGTTTGAGGAGCTTTTTCTTTCACTTCTTCTTTTTGATTAAATTTATTGGGAAATTGATTCTTCATATAATCATTAATTTCCTCATAATAATCATCACTTTTAGGATCAAACCCTTCCTTTAAAAGTTTTTTATGATGGGCTAAAGCAGTAAAAGTCATTGCTTCATCTTGACCAAACCATTTATTTTCTTCCGCCCACTGTTCAGCCCTTGGATCAGGCTGTCTTGGTTGAGCTTGTTGTGGCTGTTGTTTTTCAGCCATCAAGCCTTCTTGTTGTTTTAACAGCTGCTCTCTTTGTTGTTTAGAAGCTATAGCTCTTTCTTCTTCAATTGCTAATCTTGTTAAAGCTCTTTGAGACTCAACTTGAGCATTAACATCATTATTATACAAAGCATCTTGATAAGATTTTTTAGCTTGTTCAATTTGAGACTGTACTCTTGTCTCATACTCTGAAAGATAGTTTTCATCAAGAGACTTTATTTTATTTTCATAATCTTCATATTTTTTCTTTGCAGTTTCTGCAAAACGAAGAGCCTCTTGTTCGCGTTGTTCAGTTTTTTCTACTCTGTCTAGAAGTTTTTTAATTCTTCTTTGAACATTTTTAGAGTATTTATCTAAACCATCATCTTTAGAATCATCTTCTTCAGTTTTTTCTTGTTGTTTTTCTTCAGTGGAAGCTTCTACTTTTTCTTCTTCGACTTTTTCTTCTTTAGTAGATTCTTCTTCTTGAAGTTCAACCTCTTGACTCTCGCCAGTAGTGTCAAGGTCTACCATTTTTTCTTCAGTCATTTTTATCTCCTTAATAGATAGTTAATACATCTTTCGGATCTTTCAACTTTGCTAATATTTCATCGTCATTAAGAATACGTATTTCTCCGCCTTCAATTTTGACTCTGGAGCCAGCATATTTAGCAAACACTACCCAATCTCCTTTTTTACACCAAGGTCCATTGGGAAATTTATTTTTATCAGCGTAAGCATCAGAACCCATACTTAAAATTAAACCCACATTAGTAGTGAGTTGTTGTTCCTCGATAGCTTTATCAGTAAGTAACAAGCCACCTTTTGTTTTTTCTACACCTTTATAAGGTAATATAACCATTCTCCAACCTGTTGCCTGAGGAACTCTTTCCATAGCAGGTTTTTCATTCTCTTCTTTCTTTTTTTTATTAACGGCTTTTTTAAGCCCTTCTGGCAGTATTAAACTACTCATCTTTATTCATCCTTTCCATAATCTCTTTATAGTCTCGTTGAAACTTTTGCATTTCATGAAGTTTACCCAAACAATATTTATAATCTTCAAAAGAGTTAACATTCATCGAGGTTATCTCTTCCTCCAATGCTTGTATCTTATCTTTAATAAGCTTAGTTACCTCATAATCAAAGTAAGCCACTATTTCGTAATTTTCTTACTTTTTTCGAAGCTACGCAAGCCCGCCATCCCAAGTAAAGCTGTGACAAGCGGAAATAAAGTCGACATGTCAAGCTCAGGTAAAGGTGCATGATCTACACTAAACGCTGCCAATATAAACACTAAGAATTGTTTTAAAACATATTCCCAAAATATAGCTAGAGCACAGGACATACCAATCAAAGGCCTCCAAGATCTTTGCATGATACCGCCAATACCTGTAGCAGTAGACTTAGCATCAGCTAAGTTTATATCCATTTGTTTAGAATTAATTTCGTTTTCTAATTGTTGTAATTTTATTTTAATTTGACCTTTTTCTTCTTCCGAAGTGTGGACACTGTCAATAACTTTACCGACAGTGTCTACTAAAGATCCGCCTAATAATTTAGATAACATTGATTAGATATATTGAGCAGCTACCCAACCGATTAGTAAACCGATTACGAGCCATTTTTTCTTTGGGTGTTTATCCCAAAGGTCCTTAATCCATTTTTGCATTAGAATACTCCTTCGAATTTAAGTCCTTTTGATGCTATTCCATAGCCACGTTTACGCTTCTTATCCTCAGGAACAGCGCCAACTGGTACTATTTTTCCATAGGGAATATCCATACCTTGTGACTTAGGTCCTTTTTTTGGAGGAATTGTTTTTGTTAATCGTTTAGTCATTAATGTAATGTTAAACTATTTTCAGAATTTTTCAAATAACTAATTTGTTGTTTAATATAGCTATCTGCAACAACTTCCCCATAAACGTCAACCATAGCTTCTCTACTCATTGAAAGCATAACCTGAGCTAATTCTATTAAATCAATACCTTGTTCAGCTTGTTCTTGAACAAAATCTCTTGTGCTATCAATAATTTTTTGAACTCTTCTTTGTGTTGTTTCATCCATTATATCTATAACATACCCTGCTTTTAATTTACTTTCCATTTTTCTTTTCTACTTTCTTTATTGTACCTTTATTTTTAGAAGCGTAGAATATTTGCTCCCCTTTTTTTTTGCCATAATTTTTTTTCATGGCAGACATAATTTTACTACCCTTTTTGGTTAGAGGCATCTCTTCTCGCTTGATTCAAGGTTTGATTAGTCATCTTATCATATTGAACTTCGGCACGTTTATCTGCGATATCATAATCTTTTTGTATTCTTGCTTGATCAATAGCTGTTCTTTGTTTTAATCTTTCAGCATCCAACTGTAATTTAGCAGCGTCTACCTGTGCATCCATTTGATCTTTTTGAGCATCCTGCTGTAACTCTTGTTGTTTTAACTGAACCACGGGGTCAGGTTGTCCTCCTCCCGATAACTGTTGTGACATCTGTTTTAACTCAACCATAAATTGAGCTTCTAGTTTTGCGATGACAGGATCAAGTTGATCCTGTGGAACTTGACCTTGCTGTGCTAAGAACATTGCCTGCTCTTTTGCCTTGAGAGAAATATGTTCTAAAATATGTTTTTGTAATTTCATTGCCATTGGAGGATTACCTAAAATCATTTGATTAGTGCCAAATATAATATGATTCTGAATATGCGCATCGTGATCTTGTCCTTCATATGCTTTTAATAAATTGCCATCTAATAGATCAGCGTGCTCCATTGCTGGATCTTTTGGCTCAACAGGAGTATCTTTTCTTAACATCTGATCTACATCTTTAACACCCAAAGCCTCATACATTCTTCTGTATGCCTCTTTCATGTTGTGTAAGTCAGGAGCACTTTGAGCTAACTGTAATTCAGTTTGAGCTAAGGTCACTCTCTGAGTCATAGAAAAAATATTAGGATCAGAGACTGGTAGTACATCTACTTGCTCACTAAAGTCTTCCGCTTTAATAGTGCGATCTGCACCCTCTACTGCGTAAGGATACGTTTCAGGAAGGTAATCCCCAAAGACCTTAAAAAGTAGTCTGAATTCTTTTTTTTGAGAATAGTAACATCTCTTATGGATCGCGGACATAACTTTAGATCCTCTCTCCAGTAAAGCCATTGTCGTACCGACAGGAGCATTTTGATTTGCATCGCCTACCTGTAAATCAGTGATAGCTGCAAATCTTTGTCCTGACTGCACTACAAAACCTAATAGACTATACAAAGTTTGAGAGGGTTCTTTGTAAGGGAGAGGCATTAAAGCGTTTCGAAGATCACCGTTGGGTGCATCAATATCTCTAAACTCACCTGGTTGAATAGGCTCTGCATCATCTCTAATTTTTATTCCTCTTGATTTAAAACCAGCGGGTAAATTAGATAATGATCCCGCATCAATTAACTGACGAAGAATTGATGTTGCTGCTCTGGATAGAGAACCAATAACATGCAGTAAACCAAAACCATAAAAACCTAATCCTGGTAAAAATTTATAATGAACAAAGTACTGCTTCTTCATTTTCTTCGGATCGTCTTTATCGTAGTTTCTTCTAATACCCACAATCTCACTAGATCCGTCCTCAATTGTTACAATGTAAGGTATTTTAATTCCTGTGGTTTCACCCATCTCATCTTTATCTTCAAAACCCTCGATGTCTAAGGAAACATGAAACTCATATAATCGAACATACTTGTCTCTTTCGTTTTGCTTTAAACCTTCTATCTCATCATATTTTTTCTTAACTTCACTTGGATTTACTTGATCGGGATCAAGATCAATATCTTTATAAAATCCTGAAACTTGCTTTTTCCTAAAATCATTATAACTCATATTAACAATTTGACAGATGCGGTCACAACTATCTAAATCAGATGTCATGTAGTTGACGACTAAGTCTTCGGCTGGAACAAACTTTGATACAGCTCTATCCATTAACTCATCATAATAAACTTTTTTAAATGTGCTGCCAGCTAGAGGGAGATAAAATAACATTTGATCATACTCAGGGGTAAAGTCTTCCATTCTGTTCATGAGCTGATAATTCATGTACTCTTGAACACGCTGTGCTCTCGCATACTTATCAGGACTTTCTTCTCCCATCATCACAGTTCGAACAGGACCTCCTGAAGGTAGTAACTCCTTGTAGGCCGATGCCTGAAACTGAGTGGCACTCTCCGCTAACAGCGGATGGGTAACACCACTCGCACCTGTGAAGGGTCGAGTGCGTCTTTCATATTTAATTCCTAATAAATCTAAACCCTTAATGTAAGAGTCTTCCCAATCTTTACGGGAGGCGCGGTCACTCTCTAAGTCATCTAAAAGTTCGGAGGATATTCTTCCTAAGAGTTGATCATCTAAAACTTCTGCTAAGTTGGAATAGAACTCTACTTCATCGGGAAGCTTGGACAGCGGATCGAAGTCGAGAGTTGCTCCTCCCTCTTCATCCATTTCAATCTCTAGTCCTTCGGGAGTCGGGATTGGTTGACCGTCAATTTCTACTTCAGTTTCCGATTTGATAATCTCTAATTCAGGTTTCTCTCCTGTTTGATATAGACCTTTGTCGGTGTTAGTTGCCATAATTTATTTTTCCAATAATAGTATTTATATCAACTAACCCATCATTTACAAGTGATCGTCTTTGGGGAATACTTATACTACCACCTTGGGCTTTTTTTGTTGGTGTCTTGCTTTTAACACCTGAAGTCTTGCTCGATGAAACGCCTGTAGGGGAGTTGTTTGATTGTTTTGCTTCAAGGACTTCTTGAGCTGCTGTTCCGTAGTCTTTTGGTACACTTTTTTTTCCTAACTGAGTATATAATCCTTGTTCAAAATACCATCTAATCGCTTGCGTGTCACGAACTGATTTACCTATAATATTAGCTACAGCTTGCATAAATTCATCAAATTTTCTTTTCATTGTAATAGTAGGAAATCCATCTTTTATAATGGGTTCGCCTTTATTATTTAAAACAACTTTACCGTTTTTATCTCTAACAAACATATCTCCTATAAGTCTATTCATCGATCTTACATTCCACATATCAACAACATTATTATCAGCTGTTCCATACAGATTAGCCATAAATTCACCAATCTTAGGACCAAAAGCTCTATCCCCTGTATAAATCTCATCCATTTTAACTCCTTTAGATGGACCTAAATTACCGTATTCTTTTCTAAAATTTTGTAATTCTCTTCCTGTCATCTCTGTATGTAAAAACTCTAAGAAAGCTGAAAGACCGTTTTTTTGAATATAATTATTAGCAAGGCTTAATTGTTTAGCTAAGTTAGATCCTCTTACTGTCCAGCCATCTCCCGTATAAGGATTTGTTAAAGGTATTTGACCAGT